AATGGGAGAACCTGATATGGACACAGACTTAAATCTAGAACCAGACACAATGAACACTGACACAGATTCCGATGAGTTTGGTGCCGCAGACGCAGAAGCAGGTGGCACAGAACCAGAAGGCAGAGAGCAGAGAGAATCAAGGGAAGTGTTCGAAACAACTTCAAGAATTTTTTCTAAACTCGCAGGGAGATAATCCTGTGAGATTTTTTGAATTCCAAGATTCCAATAACAAAGAACTTGAATCGGTGGTTGTCAATACCTTGAACAATCTTAGAGGCGAGGCCGATGAAGAGGGTGAAACTAGTGAAATAAGTTTTCCGGCTCTTCAGCAGATAATCCAGAACACAGGCTATTCCATGTTTAACTACGAGTTGTTTAAACAGATGTATGACGATTCGGAAACCTTGAAAAGCGTGGTTGACGATTTCAACAACGAAAAAATTATTCTAAAGACAGATAAAGAAACAGAAAAAGATCCAGAAATGAACATAGACGATCAGGGATCAACGGACGTGGTCAAAAAAATGGCCAAATCAGCACTTAAGAAGAGAACATAAAATTCACATACATAACTGTATGAAATTCAACCATAAACTTTATAGACTAAATTCGTTGAGAAGTGGTTTCATGACTTACGATAAACTTTACGGTAAACCCTTGATCATAGTTGCCTGTGCCAGCCAGAGCAAGGACATAGAAAAAATACACACCTATAAAAAATACAATGACAGCCACAATATTCTCATCCAGCCCTGTGACATCAATTTCGATGAACCCGGTGACGATTACGAAATCTATCATTACTACGAAAATATGTTGAACGTTGAATTTCCCATATGTGAAAAAATAGAGTTTGAACACAAGTTTTTTCAGGACTTTGGAAAACCCAAAGAAAATTTTACAAATTATTTGTTTGACAAAAAATTAGTGTTCCAAAAAAAATTCACAGGAGAGTTAGATGAGTAAAGTCTTTTGCGACAAACCCTGGAACCATAACTACATCCACACCAACGGCAAAGTAAGACTCTGCTGTACCACGATCCAAAACATCCACAAGGATGACAAATACAAACAGTTTGACATGAACAATGACAGTCTGCATTCATACTGGAACAGTGACAGGATGAAGGAAATAAGAAAAAACATGATCAACGGAAAGCCCACAAAAGATTGCCAGAGATGTTACGAACAAGAATCTAATGGTGTGCAGTCTCTTAGAAGTACATTCGGCATGGAAAAATTTATCAAACAGACTGCCCCAGATGGAACTTATCACGGTGTAGCAGACACGATGCAGATACAAATGGGTAACATTTGTAATTTGAAATGCAAGATGTGTAGCCAGATGTACAGCCACCTTAATGGATTGGAACTGGCCGATATGGGTAAAAATGATCCAGATTTTTTATTGTGGGTCAAAGAACAAGGTGCCGTGGTCAATAATTGGACCAACGAACTTGGCAAAAAAGAGGAATGGTACAAAAACGAAACAACAAAAAAAGAACTGTTTGAACATATCAGCAACAACGTTACTGAATTGAGCATAATAGGTGGAGAACCAACACTTATTCCGGAGTTTTATGAATTGTTTGAAAAATGCCACAGCGATGACACATTGAAAGACAAAAATATAACCATAGTGTCTAACCTCACAGTTATCAATCCAAAAATGATGAAATGGTTACCTAAAATTAAACACTGGAGAATCTGGGCCAGTGTGGATGGAGTCAAAGAACGTACTGAATATATTAGATATCCTAGCCGTTGGCCAACAATAATAAAAAATTTGAATTTCTACAAAGACCAACTGGAACATGGCAATGGAAAAATTACACTGAGTCCGGCAATACAACTTTTGAACATAGATCAACTTGATGATATCATCAAATGGTGGAAGGATTTCGCAGGTGGTGAAATGAATTACAAATTTGACTTTACCTGGTTAGCGACTGTATGGTATCCAAAAATATGCAACTTTGACATAGCACCACAAGAATGGAAAGACAAAGTGGCAGACAAATTAGAGAAGTTTGATCATGACGATCCTTTCTATCAAAATATGATTAAAAATTTAAGAAGCAACACAATGGATAACAAAGAAAAGACAGGTTATATAAAGAGTTTTATGAGGTACAATGATGCACAGGATAAATTCAGAAACCTCGATAAGACGTGGAGGAAGTTGTTACCTGACCTAGAACAGGCAATGATTGACCATATTTCCAAACACTAGTATAATATGACAATGAAAATTAATAAAGACATCCTTGAACAAAGAGGTATTGTGTTCAACGATAAGTTTGATTACCGAGAGTTGAGTCGTGTAACAAAAAACAAAAAAAGGCATTACGAAACACCAGACGGAAGACAGGTGCCCAGCGTGACCACTGTGCTCAGTGCAACCAAGGATATGACGCACTTGATGGAATGGCGTAAGAGAATCGGAGAAGCCAAGGCACAACAGATCACCACGGAGAGTGCCAACATAGGAACCGTGATGCATCGTAGTCTAGAGAAGCACGTCAAGGGCGAGGACAGGACGCCGGGATCTAATTTAATACAGCAGAAGGCACACAAGATGGCCAACGTCATAATAGACAACGGACTAAACGACGTGACAGAAGTATGGGGATCAGAAATTTCTTTGTACTATCCAGAACTATATGCAGGAACGACGGATCTTGTAGGAGTGTATAAAGGATCACCGGCCATAATGGATTTCAAACAGGCACGTAGATTGAAGAAAAAAGAATGGGTAGAAGATTACTTTTTACAATTAGTAGCCTATGCAGAGGCCCACAACAAGATGTACAACACAGACATCAAGACCGGACGTATCTTTATATGCACACAGAACAACGAGTACCAAACCTTCGAAATAGACGATTATAATAAATGGACAGGTAAGTGGTACGCCAAATTGGAACAATACTACAAGTCCATCCTGTAATAAATAACAACAATATGCCAGTAGTTCAGATAAGTCGTATTCAACATAGACGTGGAAAAGCCACAGACCTGCCTCAATTAGCGGCGGGAGAACTGGGTTGGGTAATAGACGACCAAAGATTATACATCGGAAACGGAACTGTGGCCGACGGTGCTCCTGCTGTTGGTAACACCGAGATAATGACTGCTGGATCAAGCAGTTTTACTACAGCATTAAGTTATTTGTACAAAGGTTACCTAGGTGATTCAACTCCTATAGTAACAGGTGCCTCTGGCGATTTTACGAGAACACTGCAACAAAGATTAGATGATTATGTATCTGTCAAATCTTTTGGCGCGGTGGGAGATGGATCTACAGATGACACATCAGCAATTCAAAGAGCAATCGATGAACTCTATTCGGACACAGACGAAGCAGACACGAGATCACACAGAATATTATTTTTTCCGGGTGGAACATACAAGGTGTCTTCGTCTATTACAATACCTAGATTTTCTCATATAGTAGGCGAAGGTCCTGACAGCACAATCATTTATCAAACAGGCGGAAATGCACCTGTCATGGTTACAGAAGATTTAAGTGGAAATACATTTGGTGGTATTTTGAATGCTAGTTTCCCTACCAACATACAAGTATCTAACCTTACATTGAAAAACGGTGAGGCTTATGGTGGTATCTCTATAGACAACGCAACAAAAATGTTTTTCAATAATGTCAAGTTTCAAGGAACATATGCCGCAGGAGGCAGTGACAACTCTAACTCTAAAGCAGTCACAGTAAGATCAACAACGGCACTCACTTGTTCTAATATTGTATTTGAACAATGCCAATTTACAAAATTTGCCAGATTGGTAGATTTCAGTTATGACAGCACCTCCATCAAATTTAACAACTGTGATTTTGACACAGCCTATTACGGTGTGCTAATTGGAGAATCTGTTGATGGATCAACTGCTGGTTTAACTATAGGTCCCAAAGATGTAAAAATTTTGAATAGCCAATTTGCCAACATTTACCTTAACGCTATCAAGGTTGACGCATCTGCCACAGGTGCCAATTCTGGCGTGGGTGAAATAAGAAACATTGTAAGTTTCAATAATTTCTTTGCCAGAACAGTTGGAACAAGAAATGATGGCGTGAACACAATCAATGAAGTACCTATCATTCAATTCAATGCCGACGAGTGTGTGAGCGAACTTGATTATTTTGATATCAGCCAGAGACGTTCAACTGGCTTGAATCCTGTACCGGAAGTGCAGGGAATCGGTATATCAACAAAGCAGATAAAAGAAATCACTTTACTAGACAATCAATCGGCCACCACCACTGGAATTCGTTTACCTGCATTGGCTGGTAAAAAAATCACAGTCAATTATAAAATAGAAAGAGACACTGCTTTCAGAGTAGGTACGCTGACCATTAATGCTTCTACATCTGCTGTGACATACAATGACGACTATGAAGAAAATTCAGATGCCGGCGTGACGCTAACAGTAGAACTCGACAATCTTGATTCCACATCGGGCAATGAAACAGTAATAGTCAAATACGCCACTACCAGCACAGGAACCTCTGCCACTATGGATCACCAAGTGGCCGAAATGGTATAATTATTTTTAATGACATTGTTAATAAATGGTTGCAGTTTCGCAGAAGTATGGCCTGTTTCTAATCAATTCGCTTCCACACTAGGTTGTTCAAACATAAAAAACCTAGGAAAGAGAGGCACAAGTTTTTCGAGAACAATAAGAACAACGATCGAATGGGTGGCACAAAATGGAAACCCTACCATGGTAGTGATACCGATTACTCTGTCACACCGATCAGAACTGTCTATTGCCAAAAAAGATAATGAGTTGGAAGGCACCTGGTTTCCTATACAGAGAAAAGAACTCATAGACGATACGCAGATAAACGAAATAGTAAATCCCGCAATGGTGAAAAACTACATAGACAATTACTACGGAATCATACCAGACATAAGAACACACTGGGATTTAATTTTCACACAAATCATATCGCTTTGTAGTTTCCTAGATTCAAAAAAAATAAAGTACCTAATGTTTGATATGTGTAACGACTTCAAAAAAAGTCATATAGAAAATTTTAAATCATTCTCAAAAATAAAATTTATCGAATCTAACCAAAACATAATAGATATTTTTTCCTTTTGTGGTAATAGGTATATGTGGAATACCATGAATGAATCAGCCAAGTCAAAAACAAACGAGTTGCTACACCATCACGACGCAGAGCAATACAAATGTTTGGAACAAAAACTGCTAGATTATATCAACAGTTGTAACAAAAAATAATCTACGTAGATTAAAAAAAACTAGACAATCATAAATTGTGATTCTATAATAAACTTATTAAACAAAAAATAGTAATTTATTATGGTAAAAACAGTTTCATCCTTGGATACAAAAAATCAACTAAATACTGACATTCTTAACAAGAAATCAAATGCCAATATTAATAGACAAGAAATAAAAATAATGACAAACACCAATACATCCACAATCAAAGTTCAAAAAAGAAACGGCAAGACTGAAGACCTAGACATCAACAAAATACATTTTGTAGTTGAAGAAGCCTGTGAAGGCTTGTCGGGAGTCAGTTCCTCACAGATAGAAATAAATGCCAACCTTCAATTCTATGATGGAATAACTTCCAAGGATATACAGAACGTTCTTGTTAGGTCAGCAAATGATTTGACTACTCTAGACAATCCAAATTATCAATATGCCGCGGCGAGATTACTTTTATATGATGTAAGGAAAGAAGCACACGGACAGTATGAATATCTTCCGTTGTTGAAATTAATATTAAGAAACATACGACTTGGAGTCTATGACAAAGGCATTGTTGAGAAATACACAAAGACAGAAATAAAGAAAATGAATACCTGGATCAAGAGAGAAAGAGATCTAGATTTTGCCTATGCAGGATTGAGACAGGTGGTAGACAAATATCTTGTGCAGGATAGATCATCAGGCACATTGTATGAAACGCCACAGGATATGTATATGCTTATCTCTGCCACACTCTTTTCTGAATATCCAAAAAGCAAAAGGATGAGTTATGTTAAAAAATATTATGATGCGATTTCAACTTTCAAAATTAATATCCCAACTCCGGTCATGGCCGGTGTACGTACGCCTATCAGACAGTTTGCAAGTTGTGTACTCGTTGATAGTGATGACACTCTTCCTAGCATTTTCTCTACTGACATGGCTATTGGTCTTTACGTGGCTCGTAGGGCTGGTATTGGTATCAACGCTGGCCGAATTCGTGGCATCAACGCTAAGATACGTGGTGGCGAAGTTCAACACACTGGTGTCGTTCCGTTCCTAAAGAAATTCGAATCAACCGTGAGATGTTGCACACAGAATGGAGTGAGGGGTGGATCAGCAACTGTTCACTTTCCTATATGGCACCAAGAGATTGAAGACATACTTGTATTGAAAAACAACAAAGGCACAGAAGACAACAGAGTTAGAAAACTTGACTATTCTATACAGTTGAGCAAACTTTTTTATGAAAGGTTTATAAACGATGAAGAAATTACTTTATTCAGTCCGCATGATGTTCCGGGCCTATATGAGGCATTTGGTACTGAGTCATTCGATGACCTATACAAAAAATACGAAAAAGACAAAAAAATACAAAGCAAAAAAATCTCGGCACAGGAATTAATTTTTGATTTGTTGAAAGAAAGAGCAGAGACGGGTCGTATCTATATTATGAACATCGACCATGCCAATTCTCACTCAAGTTTCAAAGACAAAGTTAATATGTCAAACCTTTGCCAAGAAATAACTTTGCCTACTACCCCGATACAACACATCGATGATGACAAAGGTGAAATAGCTCTCTGTATTTTAAGTGCCATAAACGTTGGTGCTTTGAACAATTTAGAAGAGCTCGAAAACCTATGTGACCTGGCTGTTAGAGCACTAGAGGAAATAATAGAATATCAAGAATATCCAGTCAAGGCGGCAGAAGTTTCTACAAAAGCAAGAAGAAGTTTGGGTATTGGATACATAGGATTGGCACACTACCTGGCAAAATTAGGAGTGAAATACGACGAAAGAGATGCTTGGGACGCCGTTGATAGACTGTCAGAAGCGTTCCAGTTTAATTTACTGAAAGCGTCGAACAAACTGGCAGAAGAAAAAGGTGCCTGTGAAGGTTTCTCACACACAAAATATGCCGATGGTCTACTACCAATAGATCACTACAAAAAAGATGTAGACAAAATTATTCCACACAAACAAAGATATGCCTGGGAAAGTCTGCGAAAAGACATTGCCAAGCATGGACTTAGACATTCAACATTGTCAGCACAGATGCCATCAGAGAGTAGTTCCGTTGTCAGTAACGAAACGAACGGCATAGAACCACCAAGAGCATTATTATCAATTAAGAAATCTAAAAAAGGTCCACTCAAACAGATAGTGCCAGGCTATCCTAAACTTAAAAATGCCTACACACTGCTTTGGGATATGCCCAGCAACGAAGGTTATATAAATGTTGTGGCAATGATGCAGAAATATTTTGATCAAGCCATATCTGGTAACTGGAGTTATAATCCTCTCAATTACGAAAACAACGAAGTTCCGTTGTCTGTAATGGCACAAGATTTTTTAAATTCATATAAGTATGGTTGGAAGACATCGTACTACCAAAACACTTATGATTTCAAAGGCGACGAAGAAGAAGACAGACAGCCAAGCGGAATCGAGACTACTTTAAGTCAGCAAGGGGAAGACGTTGAATTGTCTCAAGGTGTAAATGGAGTAAACGGAGTAAACGGGAGCGTCCAATCGGAAGAAGTACTTGATGCTGATGATTGTGATGCTTGTAAAATTTAAGTATGACAAAAACAGTTTTTAATAGAAACAATGTGAACTGGAGCAAAGAACCGATGTTCTTTGGAGAAGACCAGAACGTTCAAAGATACGATGTATTCAAATATCCACAGTTTGACAAGTTGAATCAAACCATGCTGGGTTACTTCTGGAGACCAGAAGAAGTTTCATTACAAAAAGACAGAGCAGATTATCAAGGATTCAGACCAGAACAGAAACACATATTCACAAGTAACTTGAAGTACCAGACACTATTAGATTCAGTACAGGGCAGAGGACCTTGTCTATCGTTCTTGCCATACTGTAGTAATCCAGAGTTGGAAGGTTGTATTGTTACTTGGGACTTCTTCGAAACCATACACTCAAGAGCATACACACACATCATGAAGAATGTGTATTCGGACCCGTCAGAAGTGTTTGACACAATCCTAAATGATGAAGAGATTTTAAAACGTGCTGTGTCTGTGACAGAAAACTACGATAAATTCTCACAACTGGCACAGGATTATTTTGTTAAAAGCAAAGGCGACATTGCAGAAGTCAAGAAACAATTATACCTGGCAATGGTGAATGTGAATCTACTCGAAGGACTTAGGTTCTATGTTTCATTCGCTTGTACTTTCGCTTTTGGCGAACTTAAACTAATGGAAGGATCAGCAAAGATTCTGTCGCTGATCGCCAGAGATGAAGCAACACATTTAAATCTTTCAACACACGTGATAAAAGCCTGGCAAAAAGGTGATGACAAAGAAATGACCAAAGTAATGAAAGGGTTAGACAAAACCGTTATTGAAATGTTCAAAAAATGTGTGGAAGAAGAAAAAGCGTGGGCAAAACATCTATTCAAAGATGGAAGCATCATCGGATTAAACGAAAGATTGTTAGGACAATATGTTGAACATATTGCCAATAAAAGATTAAAGGCATTAGGATTTGATCAGGTTTTCGAAACGTCGGCCACACAAAATCCACTACCGTGGACACAACACTGGCTGTCAAGCAAAGGTATGCAGGTGGCACCACAGGAGACTGAAGTGGAATCATACATCGTTGGTGGTATAAAACAAGACGTCAAAAAAGATTCTTTTAAGAAATTTTCTCTTTAATATTATATACGCGGTTTATTACAATCCATAAATATTGGTATGACAAGACCAATTGCCAGACGAGGCGACAGAGAAGCCGTACACTGTTCTAGACCTTACAGGAAAGGGCACTTTAGATCGGTTTTTTCAAACGGTATTCCTGTATCTGGACACGGACACGCTAACACCGTGCACCTATTACCTTGTAAATGTCCACCCTGTTGTTGTCCACACACCGCTACACTCAAGGCCACAACAAGGTCTGTATTTGCAGAGGGAATCAGAGTGGGTAGGGTAGGTGACCCAACGTGTACATCCGTCGTTCAAGGTTCACCAAATGTGTTTGTAGGAGGTTAGAATGGCTGTCAATCAAGGACTAAAAAATTTAACAACCAACTCTCCAAGTTTTTCAAATCAAGGAACGCAAAATTTAATCAACGCCATCACAGCAGAATTTGTCTTAAAAACAAAAACACTGGCAACCAAAATAGATGCCAGCGATGTGCTGACTAACAGCAACAAATCCGACATCAGAGATTCGATGGATGTGCAGAGTTACCTCGATGTGGGAAGATACCTTGTGGACCTGGACAACCACACTGCCAAGATTTTGACCGGAATTCTCGGAGAACAGGATCCCAATGACGACACACCTAACACAGGAACTTTCCTGGATCATCTACAACAGGTGCAAAGTTTTGTGACCTCTATTCCAACACTTTACGGATACTCCGCAGACTCAATCAACAAAGGAATAACTGGACACTTTGGCACACTTTCGGGAAGCATCGACTCTTTTCTCAACAATGTCAAAACAGCGTCTGATCTAATCGAAAACACTGGCTCAACACAATTAAGCGAGTACAAAAACTCAGTGCAGGCACTCAGCGACTTTATAGACACATTGGGTGATAGTTCTGCTTTTGATGAAAGCACATTCAATTCGCTGTTGAGCAACATTGAAACTAGAGCAAACAATCTTAATAGTGTACTGGCAGGCGGAGGCACGGTCAATCAAAGGCTACAATTGATCGAAGCCCGATCCAAAGTCACTGAACAAATTACTTTGGAAACTACAAATTTAGGAACAATCAGGACCTACGACGACAGTTTGGCTGATCAATACAGATACCTTAACTTCAACGAAAATTCTGATATTAGATCACTGTTAGTCAGAGCCAGTCAAAATTCAACTTGGAAAGAATATTTTGAAAACTATGAAACTAGAGCCAAAAATGACAATCCGATATACAACAATGCTCAATCAGACAGTTCAGAAGAAGAAGTTATAAACACAGTGTTAAGGTTACGAGGTCTTCCAGATGTAACCGATTATGTTGACATAGAATCTGTTGCTCGTAAGGCTGTGAGAGATACACGATTGAGTACGAAACTAGGAAACGCCAGGAAAACGGTAACAAAAATTATTGACGAGGCCTGCACACTGCTCAATATCAGCACTGACAACAAGGATGTATATGCCCGTTCAAAAAGTCTATTAGATAATATGAATAATTTTGACAGGGAAACTGTCAAGGCAGAACTTAACCTGCATAACCAAGTTAATACTCTAAGTTAAATCTTTTGTTGCTCACTTGATACCGTGTCTCTTCGCGTGTTTCACTCTTCCTTTTTTGACGCCCATATAGTATTCTCCAGGCTCGTAGTCCCAGACTTTACCATGGTGTCCTCTTACATCTGCATAAAACATTCTCAGTTTGACCAGTAGTTTAACTAACGGGTTGTGACTTATTTTCATTATCTCGCCAATTTCTTTTTACGTCCCATAGGTAACAGTTGATCCATCTCATACATTCCGCCCTTTTTGGCTTCCCATTGTACTTTGACTGTCTTCAATTTAGTACTGCCCTGGAAACTTTTAACTGCTTTCTTGTATGACACTGCCTCAACTTCTTTGGTCTCTTCTGGAGAAATGAAAATAAATTTACGCATCTTTGTCATACACACTATTTTATCTATTTCCGTTTAAAAGTCAACCGAAATGAGTTGACAAAGAAAAATTTTGTGTTTAAATAGTAATGTAGACGTTGAAATTGTGAGATAGTTTCTACGGACCCCGGTTCGATTCCGGGCACCTCCACCAATATTAGGATTGGTGGCTTATGTAATCCCTTCCGGGGGTGACAAGGTATCGACGTGTTATGAATGCACGATGGAGTTTACCTAGTAGGCACGAAGTAACGTCCAATTTTACAAATGCTAAAACAAGAGCATTAGGATTCGCTGACTTAACCGTTGGCCAATCTGAAATGAGATTAGCGGCCTAGTCCGCTGATCACGGGGTACTGGCAACCACCTGGCAACAGAACGGTTGCCTCCATTAAGTTAGCACATCAAATAAGAACCATCCAGCATTAAATATCAAACAGGAGTGTACAGTCATGGCAAAATCAATGGGTCTTAGCATATACCGAGGTAAGTCTTCTAGGGGAAAAACATCTATATCAAAAAGACGTAGAACAACAAAATTTTCTACAATGAACAAAAGTAAGAAAAGAAGTTGGAAAGCCTATAGGGGACAGGGCAAATAAGTGAGGAAACAACCTAAACACAGGTTGGTTTATTCCAAATTAAAAAAGAAGGCACCCAAGGTACCTGACATTACCTGTCCTGCTATCGATAATGTCATTTCAAGATTAGAAAAACTATCATCAACAACACAACTGTTGACCGAAAGGACTGCCAACGCATTGATAAAAAAATTAGAAAAATTAAGAACTGCCAACGAACTGTTACGAGATTCAGGCATATATTGGAACCAATCTTGTAAAGATTTGATTATAGACGTATATAAAAAGAAAAAAATATAAATACCAAGTATGGCAAAACTTGGAGATCCAACAGATTTTAGTTACAGAGTGAAAAAAGTCACGAAAGTTGTCGACGGTGACACAATTGACGTCATCCTTGATATGGGTTTTGATATCCTATTCGCCCAAAGAGTTAGACTTTTTGGAATAGATACGCCAGAAAGCAGAACAAGAGATAAAGTAGAAAAAGTTTATGGACTGAAATCAAAAAAATTTCTGCAGGAAAAACTGAAACAGGCCAAGAAAATTACTATCAAGACATACAAAGATTCCGAAACAGGAAAGTTTGGTAGAATACTTGGCGATGTTTGGGTCGATGGCAAGTCAGTCAATTCCGAAATGGTAAAAGTAGGTCACGCTGTTGCCTACTATGGGCAAAACAAGAAACTTGTCGAGGCCGCCCACATCAAAAACAGAGAAAAACTATCTAAATAGTTGACGTCATTACCTTTTAAGTTTATAATGTGTCAAAAGGAGACATTATGGAACTAAAAGAAAGTAAAACAAAAGACAACCTGAGAGCCGCATTCCAAGGCGAAAGTGAAGCAAACAGAAGATATCTATACTTCGCACAGAAGGCAGACATTGAAGGTGCCAATGAAGTGGCACAAGTGTTTAGAAGCACAGCAGAAGGTGAGACAGGACACGCACACGGACATCTAGAATATTTAGAAGAAGTGGGAGATCCTGCAACAGGTGAACCAATGGGTAACACCGAGCAAAACTTAAATTCAGCAATCAAAGGTGAAATACACGAGTATACAGATATGTACCCAGGTATGGCAAGAACAGCCAGAGAAGAAGGGTTCGACGAGATCGCGGACTGGTTCGAGACATTGGCCAAGGCAGAGAAGTCACACGCGGGTAAATTCCAGAAGACATTAGACGCCTACAAGGCAGGTTAATCATAGGGCGAGCAATCGCCCTAGAACAAAAGGATAAAAAATGCACAACATAGAACCAAATTCTATAGTCACTATCAAGTTAGATTCCGGTGAGGAAGTAATCGCGAAGTTTGTGGTTGACTTAGAAAATTACATCACTATTGTGAAACCACTTGTGATAATGATGGGACCTCAAGGACTCGCTTTTGGAACTTGGGTTGCCACAATGGATCACGACAAAGATATCAACGTTGCCAAAGAACACATAATGACAATGGGTGTGACAAACAGTAAAGTTCAAACAGAATATACTAACGCAACATCTAGTATCAAACAGCCAGAAAAAAGCAAGATAATAACCTAGTTGACAGATATTAAATCTGTGTTACAATAAGAACAAGAAGACATATTAAAGTAAATGTCTATAAACTTGCTACCTCGGATCCCGCTTATATTCGGGGTAGCACATAAAGACTGCGTACCCTTTGGGTGCTTCACAGTCAACTATAAAAAGGAGATATAGGATGTCAGATGACAAGATAAAAACCCTCAACCAAGTTGTCGAGGAATTTTACAAAAGCGGTGAAGACGAAGTAGCCAATTTCAAAACAAGACTAGCCACAGCCAGAGACAGGCTGTTGGAATTACAGAAAGACCCCGAAATGAAGTTGCCACAGGGTATCAACCTGGTTGAGATCAATGATGATATTTGTTTCAACTATTCTGTACAACGAGATCTAAGAGACGCTCACGTGCTCAGAATCTGTGAGAAATTTGATCCCAGGGTGGTCAGACCAGCATCAGCAGTCAAGAGAGATGGCAAATTTTATCTTTATGACGGACAGCACACTTCTGTTGCTTTGGCAGTGTTGGGATTCCAAGCAATTCCTATGACATATGTAGAAACATCACATCAAAGTTTTGATGCTGTGGCTTTTGAAATACTGAATGACACAGGTATTCTGAGAGCAGGAACAGAAGAAATACATAGAGGACTTCTGCATAGATGGCATAACGATGTCAATGCCGAGAACGACAGGAAAAATCCAAGAGTTAAAACTGCCTTTACAGTGGATACGATATTCAGAAGATGTGAAATAGATCT